AAAAATGAGTAGTAACGCTTTGATTACATTCACTGCCGTCACCTAGACCATATAATACCAAGTAATGTGCATGGTCTAGACCGGTTTTGCAACCGGATTTTGGGTAGGGGCCCCGGGCCCCTTGGGAGCCTCGACGTTTGGCGAGGATGGCGCAGGTTGAACGCTAGCGGCCTCCCCGGTAGGGGGGCCGCTTGAAACGTCCTGCGCCTTAATTAGGCCCATTTCCGTGGCTTTTTGAGCATTTGCCGGGTTTTCCATGAATTCGAGGAACACCCCGGGATTATTTTCGAACTGCTCACGGATGTGGCTCGGGAGCGAGAAGAACATGGAGTTCGCTCCCGCCACGAGATTTTGCGCCTCGAAGAAGTCGGCGCCTGAGACGTCGGCATACCTGCCGACGTCCTTTCGGACGTGCTCGAGAAGGCCCGTTTTCATGTAGCGGGCCATGATTGTATTGATGTCGCATTCGCTTTTGAACGATTGCTTTGTCCGGCCATCGGCCGGGAACGTGATAGAGACTTTGCGCTTTTGACTGTAGGGAGAGTAGATCGTTTTAGAGAGTAGAGGAGATTGAGAGAGTTGATTTTGATCGCTGATAATCTCAGCGGGTTTTGTTTGATTTTTCGTCATTTAATTTGTCGTTTTTTGAGTTTGTAGTTAAGTTGAGATGAGAGCTTTTTTTGATACTCCGCGCTCCGCTTGGTTGATGCCCCCATGAAGCGGGGGCATCTTTAGTTCAGAACGTCAAAGGCAAAGATTTGATTTTTTTTTAGCGATACCCCCGGTAGTCGCCCCACGGAGTGGGATAGGTTGTTTCAGCGGGTTTTTGCCCCGCTTTAGGTTGAGAAGGCGCTTGGTAAGAAGGAGCATCGAATGTACGCTCCGCGCCTTTTGCGGAACTCCCGCCGGTAGCTTGCCGCAGCTTGTCCATGAAGAACGCGCCCGCGCCCCCGGTAGGGGGCGCTCCAGTTGGGCTCGGCGCCTGATCCTTAGCAGAATTACCGAAGAGAGAATCCAAAGCCCAAGATAGCGTCCTTGAGGGAACATTGCCGCCGCGATTTGCCGCTTCCGCCGCCGCAAGCGGCGCCCGGGTTTTAGTGCCGATCCCGTAAAGATCGGCTAGTGCAGAGTAGCGCGGCGTTTCCAGTTGAGCATTGTTCGCCAGATTGCTTTGATACCGAGCCGTTTCCAGATTGGATTGAGTTTGCGATTTGATTAAGTCCAGTTCCGCGCCGAGTTTGCCTCCGGCCTGCGCCGAACTGGTGATGCCGGGGGCCATGTTTTCCGCCTTGTAGCTGGCGCCAGCAGGAGTAGAGGCCCCCGAACCCCCCGTTGCCGAGAGGATCGGATTGAGCCCCGCGGCCCGTAAGTCCGCGACCTCGCGCTGGTGCGCGGTGTTGCTCATCCTTTCTTGAAATTTCATCTGCGCTTTTGCTGCCTTCGCAGACGATTTGTTGGAGATAAGACCTCCCAGTAGACCGACCCCGGCACCGATAGCGGTGCCGAGACCGGGAGAGATCATTGAGCCGGCAGCGGCGCCTTGCGCCGCGCCGGAGAACATCGACAGCTGATCGCCTTCGGCCATGTTAGAAGTGATCGATCAGGCCGGGAACGCCGTAGACCGGCATCGGCCTCGCACAGCGCATATTGATAAACGCGTCGAACAGGAATTGCGGCTCATCCGTAACCGCGATAACGCGATCCACGGGCGGGTTTTCCTGAATGAACGCCGCATCCAGTACCGGCGCCGTCGCGAATTCTTGCGACAGATGCCAAGCATCGAGCGATTGAGCAGCCGTCGACCGGAACAGACCCGTGATTTGCGAGGGTTTGTAACGGTACTCGGCGTATCTTTCCTGGTACCCGAAAACCTTTTCGTCCTCGAGGATATTCCCGGTCGAATAAATTTCCTGCTGCAGAACGGCTTGCTCGCCAATGTGCGAGAGAGCCGGCCAATAGAAGTCGAAGCGGGTTTTCCGCGTCCACATCCGGTTGAGGCCTTGTTGATAAGTAAGATCGGCCCTGACGCTCACGAGCCCGAGGACGATGCAATGTTCCGTGAACGACATTGTGAAGCCGTTGTTACGGACAAGCGCCGTACCCATGGCGGCAAGATTCCCCTGCGGACTAGTCGCATAAGCGCCAGTCGCGCTAGTTTGCGGTATCGGGGAAATATTAATCGGTGTGGAACCGCCGCCCAAATATTCCGGCCGCTGGAGCCTCTGGTCGGGTGAGCTAACTTGAAAATGAGCTTTTAGGATTTCGGTATATCTCGTCCCGCCTCGAGCGTCGCGCTCGTAAATTTTCTGGATTTGGAACGCCTGACGCAGAGAGTTAATAGTCGCTGCAGTAGCTTGCGCCAGATCCGCGAACAGGTGTGCATCCGTTACAAGCCCACCCTGCGCGTATACGTTGCTGCCGAACGCTTCCGTGGTAAACCCGACCCAAGCATTGCTGGGATTTTGAACCGCCATTCTCTGAGACGTGCCCGTCGTATTGCTATCAAGCCGTACCGGTGCGCTACCGCCCAGCGGGATTTCCACAGCTGGGCCTTTTTGTGGCCACGGCAGAGCAGAAGTAAAGTAGTCATGGCGCTTGCCACGACGCTGCAGCACATACGGCACGGCATTATCCGGGCCGTCAGTACGAGGAACCTGCAAAGAATCTTGCAAATTTTGATCGCGGAACCACTGGTTCCAGACCAAGTTGTATGCCCTCAGCGGTAAAGCACTGTGGATAACATCATCACCCGGGCCCACCTGACCCACCGTCGGGAGCCCAAGGTAATCCTGCAGGCTCCCCACAGCATATCCGCCAGCCGGGCTAGCTATCTGCGGGATCACGAAGTCGGTGCTATCGCCCGGATCGATTTGTTCGCCGTTGAATCTCTGCCAGTTATCCCACACGAGACGCATAGGGATCGCAAAGAAATGCGTATCCATGAACATATTGTCCATGATGGGAAAGATCGGCGTAGCGAGACGAGCGAACGCCGTCGCCTTTACGTTGAACGTATCGCCCGGGAGTGCTTCATCCAAGAAGAACGGAACGAGATACCCCGCGTCGAACGTCGTTTTATAGCCGTGCGAGCGATCGAATGTAGAGCGCGGAATTTCCGCTTTCGGGACTTCCGAGAACGTGTGCTTCATTACCGAGTGACTGCGATGCATAGCTACTCCTTGAATGAGGCCGCGAGGCCGAGATTGGTTTTGTGATTGTCGTCGACCAGTTCGGCAGTTGTATCGTCGAACGTGCCGATAAGGTGGAGAGAGAAATCTGCCGAGTGCCGAGCAATTTCTGTGCTTTGATCGTTTGCGACTTGCACAAACGAGCGAATCGCCGTTGCGTTGTTAAGCGAGAAGAACGGCCGCGAGTACACGCCGCTTTTCGAATCGTAGATCGAGTAGACATTCAGGATCATTGTAGGCCTCTTTGGAGTTGTTTGATTTTTGCAAGTTTTACTTGCTCCCGGACTTCGAGACGAGCCCGGGTATTGTCTTTTGATGCGAGTGACGCAGCTTTTCTTTTTTCCTTGATAGGTGTCCTTTCAGTCTCAGAAAGTTGTTTGTCATAGAACGCTGGTGGCTTTTGCGGGTAGCCGTCGATGATTACTTCATCGCTCGGGTAGACGTCCGTTTTGAACTCCTGCAGCCACGCTTTCCCGATAGGGCGCTTGAGAGACATACGGACATATTCACCGCGAACGTTGTGAATTTCGCCCGTTACCGGATCGATTTTTTGATAATGCCTCGATGCTTTTGCGCCATAGACCTTCTTTGTCGTGTAGCGCGCGACATAGGCAGCAGAACTTTGGGTCACCGCCCCGATGGAGCAATGACCCTTCTGCCAGAGGAAGTCCAGAACCGGGGACGTGTATATCCATTCACCTGCCTCCGTTTGTTTGTGAGGGATTTTGTCGGGGAAGTCGAGCCCGAAGATGATTGCGTGATAGTGCGGGCGCCCGAATTTATCACCGTATTCGCCGCACATGAAATATTGGAGCGGGTTCCCGACGCGAGGCCGCAAGCGCTTCATGAAATTGGTGAAGTGAAGCGGCTGCAGACCTCCGTCGAAAGGGAGATTTTCGTCATTGTAGGTGAACGTGACGAAAACACTGTCCGAGTGCATCTGCGCCTCATGGACGCAACGCACAGACCAGTCCCGGGCTGCTTCCAGTTTGCAACCCACGCAGCGCCCGCATGGGACGTGAACGGGTTCAACGAGCCTCGTTGATTTTGAGCGAACCCACGCACGTTTCCCATTCGCGGTTAGAGAAGTCGACATGAACCCCGCAAGCGGGTGGTAACACGTCATCGGCTAAAGCCGAATCCCACCGCGCATCGGGTTCGCAGAGAAGTTTTTTTTGTGGTGACGGACAGCGTTTTTCGTGAAGTTCTTGCGGCTGCCCGAACGAGACATTTTTGACCGAAACATGGGTACCTCCGTTTTGAGTAAGAAAAATGAGTAGTAACGCTTTGATTACATTCACTGCCGTCACCTAGACCATATAA